TTAAAAGCTTGTTCATTAGCTCTTCAGAGAGCAGTTGCAGGTAATCCAATGTCTTCTTTAAGAGACATTGAGCCTGACTTACCTTTGCCACGTCTTTCTTCTTCAGGCCTACCAGTTATGATAGGAACTAGAGATAGAAAGGCGATCATGGCAGGATCGCGAAAGGTTATTTGTAAATATCTTACCCTTTTCGGATTGTATCGAATTCTCGATGCACCCGTTAAGGCTAAAATAGGAACTATAACCGACGCTTTCACAGGAGATTATCTTTTCTTGGACGAGATGGATCGCTGATTACGAATTAATTCGAGTCAGTTACTACATCCGTTTAGGAAAGGATGAGACCTCAAGGTAAGAAGAGTGAAATTGATCGTTAAGTCTTCTCCATCTAATACTCTTAGTTGGAAAGGTTTAACCACCGATATCATTCCCTTGCTCTCTGGGCCACTCAGAACAGCAATTTATGCTTACTTGAAGGAGACGAACTCGTTACCCTTTTGGAGTAACATGGTCGACCTCTATAATCAAGTATTGCATAAACTTGGAGGATCAACCTTAGGAAGATCTCCAAGCCAAGTCTCCAGAGGAAGTTGTAACCTTCCTTTGAAAACTAGCTTAGAGTCCCTTAAGGATTATCGTAAAACTCCAATTGGCCAGCTCTCCTTTAAGAAGGAGGCCGCTGGAAAATTGAGAGTCTTTGCGATGGTGGATCCTTGAACTCAAAGTATTTTAGCACCACTTCATGATTCACTGTTTAACATCTTAGGGAAGTTACCCAACGATGGTACAATGGATCAAGAAGCTGCTTTTGCTAGAGCTCAGACCAAGGCTGCAAAGAGTGGATGCTGTTATGGTTACGACCTTTCGGCCGCTACAGATCGGTTACCAATAGATATCCAAGTGTCAATCTTAGTATCTCTGACAAAATCAGAAGTACTAGGAAAGGCATGAAGACATATATTAGTATCCCGACCGTATGCGGTACCTAAGAATAATTATGGCATAGACCAATCTCCTCACGGAGCTGGTCTTAATTATTCGGTTGGTCAACCAATGGGAGCACTCTCCTCTTGGGCAATGCTTGCAATAACT